GCCTGCTGCGCCCGTTTCTGCGATTCCAGATATTCCGAGTACCTCCAGGCGTAGATGAGATCATCAACCTCGCCCCAGGTGAGCCGCCAGAGATCCTCGTGAGTGAGCCGCAGGGGACCGAGAGCGATCAGCACAAGTTCCTGTGCCGCCTTCTCCCAGTCCCCCGCTGTCAGTTTTTTCCCTTCTCCTCCGCGGCCGCGTCAGGCAGCCCGAATACCCGCTTGAACGAAGCGAGGAATTTCGGGACCGCCTCTCCAAGCGCGTCGATGTACAGTTTCTCCTCGGAGTCGAGGAGATCTCCCACTTCATCGAGAGTGAGGCCTCTGTTATTCCAGAGCATCCCCGCCCAGATAATGGACGTTCCGAGTTCCATGTCCCGCCCGTCGAATCCGCCTGTGAGGATGTCCGCAGGGGATCTCCCGATTTTCTCCTGGAGAGCGCGAAGGGCGTTCACGCCGTATTTGAGTTCAACTTCCTGTCCGTTGAGTTTCATGCGTTAATCCTCCGGGTTGAGTTTTAGTTCGCCGTCACCCTGTACACTGAGCGATATACCAATGGCATCTTCTGTCGCTCCCGCAACTGCCCATGACGTGACATAACCATTACCCCTCCATGTGCTGACGGGGTTCTGCAGGACACACGTTGCGGTACCTGAAACGGCGTATCCGAGGGAATCTGTGGTAATTTCCAGGTCTGATGCCATGCCGGTGGGCAGGGTGATTAGGAAATCATCTCCAGATTCAGCGACGACGATCCCCGAGTTATTAAATGCGTCCGCATGTCGAAGCGCGGTCTGAATATCGCTTGCGCTTGCGTCGTACTGGATAGCAGCCGTTTCTATCGCGTCGCCGTCGCCGAGGGTGAAAGTCCCGCTCGTCGGGGTGTCTAGAGATAGCAGATACTGGACTTCCCCAAAGGGCATGAATACGAATGTTGCCTGCTCTCCCGCCATAGCCTGGTCTGCCATCTCTGACTGCGCTGAGTCAGTGGGGTCATAAAACAACTCCACGCTTCCAGACCAGCCAGACTGCCCGACAATATATTGTTTCCAATTTGTGTTAAGGGTCGAAACGTCGATGGTCCCCAAGGCCGTTTCGATGGTGAACGACCTGACCTCCCCGAAATCGGTAAGGGTGCCGTCAACGTCCAACTGCACTACCGCTTTTTTCGCCGCTAATGCTCCCATCAGTTCACCCCCTTAAGAGGCGTTCTTATTGAGGGTCAGTTCGTCGGTTCCCTGGAAGGACACGCTCATCCCTACCGCATCCTCTGTTGCGCCGGAGATGGACATGGAGGTCACGTAGCAGTCGCCCACCAGTTCCGTCTTTGCTGTCCCCGCGCCCAGAGGCTGGACGGTTATCTTGCATTTCGTCCCCGCCATCGCCTTTGTCACAAGGTCAGCCTGTGCCGCGTCGGTCGGGTCGTAGAAAAGTTCAAGGCTCCCAGACCATCCTGCCTGTCCGACAAGAAACTTTTTCCAGTCCGTTGAAAGGGTCGATACATCTATTGTCCCAAGTGCTGTTTCTATAGAAAAACTCCTTACCTCGCCGAGTTCTGTCGCAGTCGCCCCGACGGTGAGTTTACAAACAGAAACCTTGCTCGCCGTTGCTCCCATTTCTCATTCCTCCCTATCTGTTGTAACCCTTGACAGTTATCACACCGTGGTACCAACCGGAAGGGTCGTTAAGTACCTCTAGTTCCTCTAGAAACCATTCATCTGACAACACACCCGCGATGATGTCCGCTATTTCAAGGATCTCTTTTCTGCCCTGGTACTCGCTCCATATGTCGATGTTCAGATACCAGGCTCGTTCGGTATCATCGAGCAGTCTGCCCCGAAGCGATTGGCTATAGCCAAGGGCGATGTACGGCCCCGCCGTGCCCTCCGGCACAACGTCATACACGCCGGTGATTTTCGCCATGAGGGCGGCATTCCCTGTCAGGGCGGTGTAGACGGCCTGCGCCGCTGATAGATGGCTCATCCCTCCACCCCCTTGCGCAACGCCTCATACATCACGGCGGTCAGCCGCTCTTCGGTCTCCTGCTCGTGGGCGCGCCCGGAGGGGTAGAGGAAAGGCTGTGCTGGCATCTTGTGCGTGCCGAATTCCACGAAGACCGCGTAGTATGTATCTGTACCGCCAACATTGCCGCCCGCAGAGACGGAAGCCTCAAGCTGTTTTTTTGACACTGAGGGTTTAATGGAATTCTTCAGCGACCCTGTATCCACAGGCACCCTGCCCCTGGCATCATCGGCAATTTTGTCCGCCATTTCCCTGAGCACTCTCCGGGCATCGTTCTGCACGTCGACTTTTGCTTTCCTCAGGTCAGCCATTAGTTCTTTTGTCCCGTGGACCTGCAGCGTGATCATGGCAGCTCACCCGTGCAGTCGAGGTCCAGCCACTCGCGCCCTTCCGGACGGATCGCCTTGACGATCAATCTGAATCCGCGCCAGAGCACCACGTCATTGATCTGCACCGTCATGGTGGTGTTTGACTGCCGTATCCTGACAATGTGCGTTCGTATCTCAGCGTCAGCCCCGGCGAGTATCCCGTCCTTGGAGGCAGGCACCCGAACCCCGGCCCAGACGGTGGCTACCGTCTGATCAGATACCGTCCAGCCGCCCATTCCGTCGGTGGTGCGCTTCTCCCGCTTGATATCTACCTTGTCGCAGAGCTCGCCTATCCGGCTCATACCGTCGCCTCCCGGTACGGGGCGAGCAGCTGTTTCACCCCGAAGGGGATGGTTTGGATGTTGTGTTTCGTGTCAGCCGCCGCCTCGCGCTGCTCGTACCATTCGCCGATCAGCAGCAGCATGGCTTGTTTGATTGCCTGCGGGATGTTCGCGTCGTAGTCCGTTTCCTCCGTGTCCGGATCGTCGCCCTCCCCGGGGATGACGGTCACCACCGGCTCGTACCCTGTGGTGTAGGTGATCTCGATGGCTCCCGGCCCCCGGAGGCGTGCCGTCGGCCAGGATTCAAACGTTTCGAGGCAAAGCTCCCCGCCGGGGGTGAGGTAGTAGAGGTCCTCGCTCACGGTATGCTCCGCCCCGTCGCTGTCCGTGTATTTCACGGACTCGATTGACTGCACCGGGCCGCAGGGGAGACGGAAGGGGGCGTATGGCCACGAGGAGAGGTAGACGGCCCGGGTCTGCTGGACGAGGCTCCCGACGAGGTAGTTTTCAACGTGCTCCCGGGCCGCAACGATCAGGGCGGAGATGAGCGCGTCGTCTGTGGAATGGTCTACCCTCAGATGGAGCTTCACCTCCGCAGTCGAGAGAGGTTCAGCCGCCGGAGGGGTGATTACTTTCAGCTCCATCGGTTTCACCTCCTACTTTTTCCGGGGCTTTGCTTTTGCTTTGACGGCCCTCTCAGCACGAGGTTCCACTGCAGCCGTTTCCACCACCGGAGCCACCACAGGCGGCGGTGCAGGTTTCGCCTTTTCGAGAGCCACGGCGTAACCTCCGGATACCAGTCCCGCGGCCACGTTAAGAGGCAGGTCAAGTTCATCGCCCGCACTCGCCTTCCAGTCAGGCCCGGCGGCGCGGGTCAACATTTTTACTCTCACAGCGCCACCCCCTCGATGAGAAATTCAAACGTCCCGGTACCAGCATTACCGCCGTTGGCAACGGTGATTTTTATCCGCTCGTCGCACACCGGGATCGGGGCGTAGCTGCCCGCCACGAGCGTCCCTGTGTTGTCGTGCGCCGGGACCATCGGATAAATCACTGCCGATGCCGCAAGGTTGTCCTTGTCCCAGACAACCACCGCGCCTTTGTCCGTCACGATGTCGATGTCCGATCCTGCGTCCAGCCCGCCGCTGTCCGGCTTGACATACCGCACGGAGCGGATCATCCCGTTCAGCGCAGGGGTGTAGACCGTTGCCGCTCCCTCTGCGTTCGTGAGGACGGGAACGGATACCCGTGTCAAATGCATACCGCCACCCCCTAGCTGCTCTTGAGGATTCCTACGTCCTCCAGAGCCTTGAGGATGGCGTTGACTGCTGTTGCTATCGCTGTGCCGTTGGCGTTGTCCGCTATGTCGGCGATATGGCTTGCTTGCGTTCCAGCTTTGGTGATTTTGCCACCAGTCGCCACATTGATAGCTCCGGAGAGCGTGAGAGCTCCGCCGATAACTGCCTCCGCACCACCCTGGGCATTGTAGTTGCTTGCGTTATAGCTCATGTAATCAGTCTCCTCTCAAAAATATGGGGAAAGAGGGGCTTAAAGCCCCTCTTCTCATGCCGTGCCCGCGATGGGCGAAACGTGCGTTTCCTCGTCGAGATCCGTAGCCGCCGAGGTGATCGGTGCCTGCCTCGCCTTGAAGAGGATGGCCCATACGGGGCCGGTGGCGGTGCTCACTCCGCGCGTGATTTTCGCGGCGACGTACCTCTTCTTCGGGCGCACGAGACCAAGCTTGAAATATGTTTTGTTGCTGGCGGCCTTCGTCCCCTTCAAATCCGCAAGAGTCGCGCCGTTGGCGGCGCTGTCCTCCTGGAGATTTACAAAATTGGCCGCGTTTTTTGTGGTGATGCTGCCGAGGAAAACGACTTCCCGGTATCCGGCCATGTCCACCACGTCCGTGGTGACGGCATCGGTCCCGGCGTCCTGCCCTGCTTTGACCATCAGCACCTTGCAGTTTTCAGAGAGGTTCACTCAAGGCACCCCCTTTATCCGAGCTTGACGCGGACAAACGACTCGGCGAGGACGGGAGCACCGTCGGCGTACATCCTGCCGATGAATCCGATCTGGCTTGTCCCGGCATAGAGTTCGACGAGCCGCTGAAGCTCTACGCCCTGAAGTTCGGCAATCCAGTAGTTCGACCAGTTGCAGAGCGCGCCGACGTAGAGCGCCGTGGTAAACGTGTTCGGTACATACTCGCTCTCGTCGACGGGATGCCCGAGAAGCATGTCCGGCTCGTTCATGAGCATCCCCGGTCTCCAAAGGTACTGACCTTCGCCGTCTTTGAGCTTGGAGATCATCTTCACCGCGTCGCGATGGAAGATCCAGCGGCATCCATTGCGGTACTGAGCCTTGAGAGCGAACTTTGCATTGATAAGCCCGTCCGCTGTCAACGCAGTCGCGCTGTTGCCGGTGCTCACGTCCCGGTCCGTGTTGATGCCGTTTGCGTCGGCGGTGAAAATTCCCAGAGGCTCACCGTCGCCGTCGCCGTTGAGGAACGCGTTTTCCTGTGCAACGGCGAACTTGTACGCGAGTCTGTCCGCCACAAGGTTTTCGATGGGCAGTGCGCTGGTCCGAAGCAGTTTCATGGAAATTTTGATCAGCTTGGAGAGCTGTTCAGGCTGCAGGGAGCGCCGCCCGAACGCCATGGTCGCATCCTCGGAAGGGCCCGCGATTTCCGTTGTCCACGTGGGATCGGCGGGGTCGGCGGTCAGGGTGGGCACACCGAGAGTATCGGAGCCGGTCACGGGCAGGATAGTGGCGTACTTACGCACGAACACCTGATTGTCCAGCCCCTTGATGAGCCGCGCCACGAACTGTTCTGCCGCGTGGAGGTACCCTCCCGATGCGTCGCTGTCGTTGGCCAGTGCGCGGTATTCCGCGGCGTTGCCCGTGATAAGGAAATTGCGGAACGCTTTCAGCTTGCGCTCCTCGGGATTTTCCTTTTTTCCTTCTGGCTCCAGCCTGCCGGCCTCGGCGAGCCGCCTTTCCTCCTCACGGAGTTCCTGCTCCCTCTGGATCTTGTCTCCAAGCGCCCGGGCCTCGTCAAACGTCTTGTCGTACTGGGCCCGCTCCTCGGCGGTGAGTTCCCTTTTCTCGCCCTCGGCGAGGTCGAGCAGTTTTCTGGCCTCTGCCACGAGGGTTGCGCGCTTTTCCATCATTTCCCTGATGTTCATTTCATACCTCCAAGAATTTGAGTTTGTCCCGGAGATGCTCCGGGGCTTTTGGTGCCAGCACTGCCTTGTGCTCTTTCGCCACGTCCTGCAGGGACCGCACGCCGCTGGTGGCCGTGGGGTACGCCGGGTACGTCACCGGCGACACGTCGAACAGCTCCCGGACCTTGACGATGGTCCTGACTACAGGATTCCCAGACTCGTCCCATTGCTCCACGTCCACCGTGAAGGCGAAG